CCGGTGTCAAAGTCACCTTCCATGGCTGTTTTAATCGGCGCACGATTAAAATATTTAAAGCCATTTGGTGCATCTGTCTTGATAAAGAACGCATCCGTATCTGTTAAGAAATGGTTAACTACCGCGCCTTGTGGTAGCATACCCATATTGTTGATAGCGTTTGCATCGTTATCGGCAGTTCCAGATCTAAGATTAGAGTTAATAACTCTTTCAGCAATAAACTGAAGCTCTTTTGGTATGATTAGCTTCATACCTCTAACAGCTATCTTTAACCCTCTTTCATCGGTGAAACCTGCTATATCTATAAGCATTTGCTCGAGCGATGTTTCGTTCAAGTCAGCAGCTACAGAAAGTAAATTTCTTTGATTACCGTTTAGAGATGGGTGTGAAGATGAACAAAGAGCAGCACCATCACCTACAGGATTACTTGTGCTAAACGCATTGTTCAGAATCGCAGCAGCTTTAATCTGCTTTGTCTGAGCCATGGATCTAGCCAAAGCTTTTGTGTAACGTGACGCTAACCTGTCATACAGATTATCTTCAATAGCTTCCTCAGTAATAGCGAAAGCTAAAGCGATTGTTTCGTGAGTATAGCGTGCTGTGAAAGTTTCTTGCGCTGAGTCAAAGGAAACAGTGCTTCCTTCTTGCTTTGTTGGCGCTGTACTGAAACCTGCAAGCATCACTTCCTCTTCAAACGCTCTATCTGAAGACTCTTCGTCGAAGAACTCTGCGTGCTCATTGTCGTATCTATCGTACTCAAGACCAAATAAGGCATTAAGTCCGGGTTCTAGCTCTTTTGCTAGTTGGGCTCTACTAATTGCAGACATGACTTAACCTCCTTATATACCGGTATTCGCTGCGGTGCCTACGGCAGCAGCAAAACCAGAGTTGAATGGAGCGTTTAATCGCACTACGTACTGATGTCCAATAGCAGAATAATCAGTATTGCCTTCGTCTTCGTAAAGACCAACAATACGTATATCTAATCCTGCTGTTGTTGCTGCGGTGCTTATGTCAAGCATATCAGAAGATCTACCTGTATTGGTAGAGCCACTGTTTACACTTGCCATATCACAGTTAGCAAAAACATCAGCGAGAGCGGTCGCTCGATCTGTGTTTGTTCCATCAGCAACTACACTATATAGCTGCATTGGATTGTCATATACAAACGCCTTGATAGGAAAGTTTGTATCGACGCTTACGTTGTTACTTCCCGGCCAGAAGTTTTTAAAAGTTGTTTTCTTTGTACCAGAATCGACAAATTCACAACCATAAAAAACACCAAGGGGAGCAACAGCCTGATCTGTAATAGTTATAACTCCCGCCGCTGTTGGAATTACAATACCACCTTGGTAAATCGCATTAGTATTATTAGATGCAATCTCATAGGTAGTTGTACCAGTAGAATTGTAACCGGCACCTGTTATTCCAATAGGACGTAAACCATAACCTCCAGTAAGACTATTAGCCATTTGGGCCTCCTATTAAAAAAAGTTTCATTTCTGTGAACCTCCAAAGGTCACGCGAGACTGACGATCAGGTTTACTGATTGTCATGCTTGAATGTGCGTTCTCTCTCATCATATCCTGATCTACAGCGGTCATTTGATCGGCATTTCTTTTCGTGAAATACTCTGTTCTCTCCTGAACGGTTTCTACAGGTATGCGAGCAAGAAGCAATCCTCCTACACCAAAAACACCCTCATATTTTCCTGATTCAACAACAGGGGCTTCAAAATCTGGATACTCATCCTTACGGACAAGCTCCCAACCCTCTCTCATTTTTGCACTGATGTTTTTGGTATCATTGAACCCACGGGTTTCAGCCCTAATCCAACGATGCTTAAATCCATCAGGCGCAGCGGGTGCGTCTAACATAGATGGGGGAGCCCACGGTTTACGCCTAACCGACTTCTCCCTAGTTTGTTCAGCGCGAGAAGTTCGCTTCACGGTATCTGAAAACATTTCATTTTGATCTTCTGCCATTTAACTTACTCCTTCACGTATTTCGCGTATTCTTCAAGTGGCACACCCAATTTTTTAGCTATTGCAACTTGGCTAGGGGTGAGTCTAACCTTTTTATTACTACTGCGCCCAGTGGTTGTGCGGGACACGGAAGCTACCGTCTGAGCGGGTCGTTTGCTTCCCCCGTTAAACTTATGCGGAAACTCTGTCTGCACTCGTCTATCGAGTTCAGTATAGTACTCATCGGAGTTCGGGTCAAACCCTTCTTCCTCAATTAATTTTTTATGAATACCAAAAGCTGCATATGTCATCGCTTCATCCTGACCAAACCAATCATTCTTAGAGGCCCATGCCTCTGCTTTAGGTGATGGTTTTCGTGCAGGTTGTTGTACTTGTTGCTGTTGAGCTTGCGGTTGGGGCTGCTCTTGTTGTTGTTTAGCCAACCGCTCCTGTTGTTGTTTAGCCTGCTGCGCACGGTCATTCTCTATTGCTAGAGAAGTGATTTTACGTTGCGCCTCAACAACAGCGTTAGTATCTCCTACTTCCATGGCCTTAGCCATCTCTTGTTCCGCAGCAGTCATCTGAGATTCAACTCGTGTGCTATACTCCGTCACATAATTAGTGTCTAACGTATTCATACGGTTTCTTAATTCCGTAGACTCCGCCTGTACTTTCTGTGCATACGTTATAGCTTCTTCTCTTTGACGCTCGGCTTCACGCATCTTCTTAGTCAAACGATCAATACGTTTCTGCGTAGCGGACTCGGCTTTTTCAAAATTGTCAGATTTCTCCGCCTCGACAGTTTCTACTTGGGCCTCCTCTTTAACGTCTTCTTTCACCTCTACTTCGGTGTCCTGCTCTTGTTCAAGATCCAGTTCTACTTGTTGTTCTGCCATTATTTACTCCTAGAAATGCAAAATGTCTTCGGGCTCGAGTATCTTTGCAAGGACTTCATCGTCATTAAGTATCCTTACCTCGCCCCCATCTATTTTAAAACGCGATCCGGCGTATCGAGCAAACATCACCCAATTACCGGCTTCACACCACGCCCCAGTAGGAAACTTCTCTTTATCCTTAAAAGCTAAGTCGCCTACCTTCAATACATAGCCCACTTGTGTGGATATTGTATTTTCTTCAACAACATTTTCCGGCAGATATATTCCGCCTTCTGTTTTGCCTTTGCCTTTGTAAGGAAGTATTAAAAGTCTCCAACCTGTTGGGGTTGGCATTCTTTCTAAAAGTGTTGCGCTAAGTGCCTCTGGGTTCAAAACTTTTTCTTTTGAATCCACATAAGCCTCAGCAACTGATTCTGCTTTAGTCATTTAAACGCTCCTGTTTATCTAGCAGGCCCTTGAGTTCCTGTTCCACATGATTGAGGGCAGAAAGATTGCCCATCATCTCACGATATTGCTCCATGTTTTTTATCTGGTCGAAAAGTAACTGTTCTTGCACAAAAGACTTACGGTCATTGATAATTCTATAAATGGCCTGTGCCAGTTGTACTCCGTCCAAAAACTTTACTCCAGATAAGACTTACCCTAGTATTATGCGAAAATATAAGGCTTGTCTAGTTCTTTTCGAAGTGAGGTCCATCGATGAACGGACGACGCGATTGAGAGCGACGTAAGTCGATATACGCATTCATAGCTTCCTCTGCCGTACCCTCCCAGTCCCGAAGGTCATCTATTTGCCATGCGGCGCCCCACCTAATTTTAGTGCCTGTGCGTACTGCCGCCTCTTTCATAGCATCCGCTATCTCATCATAAACCTGAATTTCCCAACACGGCGATCCGTCTTGGTACGCCATTAAATCGACGGCGTGTGCTGTGCCATCGTCTTGTAAAAGGTGTTTTGAAGCCATCGTTTGTGATCGGCCCGATTTAAAAAGCTTCTCCTGTTCTTCGATATTTCTGACCCCATAAATCACGCCAAAATCGACGGTTGTTAGCTCAATCGCCTTCTTTACTGTCTCTACCAGATCCTCGCTTACGCCCTCCAGTTTCGAAAGACTCCTGTTTGATAATTTGAATGCCATCATTTTTCTCCTGCTTTTTGTGAACGAAATCAATCCATTCTTTATTCATATCATAGAAGTATTGACAATATTTACAACGCAAACTTCCGTCTACGCTCTCCATATCGTGCCCACAGACATCACACGTGGCAGTGTCTATTTTGTTAATCCTTTTGTCTTTTCATATGATCTGAGTCCCCCGATCCCGAGCATTCCGCCCAAAACCGTTAGAAGCGTACCCATATCGAACTCGGGAAGCTCCGGCAAATCGACACCGGCAATCGCGCAACCAAAGATAATTAAATCTTTGAGGATAAAATGATATAGGAAGGCAAACGCACAGCACCAACCCACAGCCGGGCGCCATCCGCCCTTAAACAATGAGCCTGATGCCGCTTCGGCCTTGTTTACTTCTATCTGAGAAAGCGCGAGCTCCTGAGCGTGTTTTTGCCCAATCGTGGCTATCTCGTGCGCCAATTTTGCTTTTTGGTCTTTATCTTCTATGAACTTATCAAGAAGACCGCTTACAGGACCTATAAGAGATTGTAACATAACTAATCCTTTGGAGGTATTGGCCTGCCGGGGGTAACCGTTCCGTCAGGGTGATATATTGGTTTGGTATAACGAATACCCGTTTTCTTACTATCTAACTTCTTGGCGTCCTGTTCAATTATACGCGGAACACCATAAATATTATTTTCTAAAGACGCTAGTTTGTTTTCTAAAGATTTTAACTCTTTATCTCCGCCACCCATCTTAACTTTTTGTCTACCTCTATGTGTTAAAGTAGCAAAATCACCTCTTCTACTTGCTGCCATCTTTTATCTCTCCTCTTTTAGCTAATTGATTAAATCCGATGAAGCTTGCCAAAACGCCCATGTTACTCAATACCCAAATTTCAGCGATTCCAGAAAGGTGTGAAATTCTATCAACAGGAACTAAAGGCGTCATCAATACAATAATAAACAACGTAACTGTTATAGCCGAAAACCACACAAGGTGTCGTTGTTGATCCTCTTTCTTATCCCTATTCTCCAAAAGCACCATGCGCTCTCGCATAGCCATTTCGTGATCACTAACCACACCATCGCCGTTAGCGTCGGCTTTTTCCCATATAGAGCCTTTTTCTAACTTCTTTTGCGTCATATTAACCTCACTTAAACTTATCATTCAATGAATCGACAACACTGTCAATATTTGGTTCGGTACCACCGGGCTCATATTTACATCTATATTCTATAGGACATTGCCCTTCAACAACAAGAGAATACGTATCGTTTGCGCCTTTATACAAACATACCTCTTGACCATTTCTTGCCTTCTTTCTTTTGTAACGACGACACGTTATATACTTTGGGTCTTCGCGTATCCCCTTGCGCACCTCCTGTTCCCAAGTCCAGTCACTAAATTTTTTTAAAAAACAGCTAAAGCACTGAATAATATTTTCAGATTGTGCTAAATATATCACACCTTCGTGCGCACAGAGCCATTCAAACGTCTCTTGACCGCCCTGTTTACGAATACACTTACTCGAACCATCCCCGGTCGAGTCCCATAAGGGAGTAGACGAAGAGGCCAAGAAGAGCCAAGCCAACAGTAAAAACAACCACGAGCGCGACAACACTAATAACTTTCTCTCTAAATATCTTTTTATCATATATCTCCTGCTGCCTACGTTTCCGTATCTGCCCCTCCATACGTAATAGCTCATCCCAAGCGGCAGTGCCATGCGTAAACTTAATGAATTGTTGCAGTTCGTATCGTTGCTCTTCTAACTTCTTTTTTGCTGCGAAAGCCTCGATTGCCTCTTGTTCTACTGTTCCCCCGCCAAATACTTTACGGAGCATTGTAGGATTCTTTGCCGACTTATGTGCGGCATCTACATCAGATACTGCACCCATCCATCTTGACAGATCCTGTGACATACTTTCAAGATCGCGGCCTGCCTGAAAAGCGCGTTTAATTCCCGAGAACGCCGTGCTTGCGGTAGCTACAGCCGCAGAAATAGTGACTGGATCGAACATAGTTTTTCCCGTAGTTTCATGGTTTACTGACCTTTACTTTTAATGAACTCCCTTTGCATCGCTGCATCTATACGTGCTGCGGTCTGTCGTTCCTGACTGGACAACCGCTGTTGGAACTGATCGGCACGTAATCTCTGATTCTGTGCATCAAGATTAAGCTTCGCCTGATCATTCTGCGCATCGTTCTGTTCTGCCTGTGCTCTAAGCTGCAACTCCTTCTCTTTGAGCTGCACCAATGGATCTGGTCCCTGACCCGAGGCCTGTTGTGAAAGTTGCTTTAACTGCTGCATACCTTGCGCTACAAACTTAGCCTTGATACTTTCCATCAGCATCTCCTGCTGTTCAGGCGCCATCGGTCCCTGATTACGCATCTCCATCATCGCCATCTCTTCCGCCTGTATCTGAACGTGCTCCATACAATGCTTTTGTAAAGCAATAGCCATAGCAGGCATATTCGCAATCATAGGAGAGGCTCCAAACACTAAATGCGCCATAATGTGGGACTCATGGTCCTGTCCCTGAAACGCTTTCAACGTCACCATATCCATAACATCTATGTTCTCTTGCGCAGGATCTTTTGGTGTAGGCTCCTCATCGGGCACACGCTTCATAATCCTGTCGGTATCCTTAACACCAAGCGCATCATACATATCACGATATACTTCATACATATTGTGCAAGTCAGGTGCGGCCCCTGCTAACTGTAGCTTTGTTTGCGCTAATGCAATCCTTTGTGCCTGTGAAAAGACATTTGGGTCTGATACGGGAACAACATCCACTCTATCATCAAAGTCTGTTGCCTTGACTGCGCTATCCTCGCCTTCAACAGAATACGGGTATTCACCGGGTAAACTCTCGCTCATCACTCTTGATAGGATCTTAAACTCTAATCGCATCGCATAATGCAACCGCTTATGCACCGCGCTCATCACCCGTGAGCCCTGTTCCAATAATGCTATAGTTGTACCTACAGCCGCCTGCTGATTGCCGTCACCGACCTTCATATCCGTGATGGTGGCAAATCTACGTCCTGCATCAACAACAAACCCCAATAACTGGAATAAGGTTCCGTCAGGACCTTTAAATGGCAGCGGCATTAGGCTGTCACGAATAGCCCCTCCGGGAGCGTCCACATCGCGGAACTCACCGGGCTGAAGCGGATCATCGTCGTCCCTGATCCGTAGTCCACGGGCCTTGAAACCCGCAGGAAGATTGGACAACGTACCGGCGTCGATTAGCTGCCTCAGTGCCGCTGTGGCGGTTCGTGACAACCCGCCAATCGTGTGAATAAGTCCCAACCCATAGAAACCAAAACCGGGTAGAAACTTATAGTGCACAAAATACTGTATCTTGCGCTTCATATCATCATCTTCACGATAATTACGGCGTATGGACAAAATCTGCCCGTTATCCTGACTAATTGTAACCACATACGGCACTTTTATGCCTGTGGGCTCCCCATCATCATCTGTTTCCTCATAGCCCTCAATATCCAAATCCACATGGCATTCCAACAAAGTACAGTCATAATCTATCTGAGAGGGCGCCATACCATCAATTCTATTGATTTCATCGGTCACAGAATCGCCCTCAGACTGCCCCGGAAGCACCGGAATATCGAGATAAAACCCCGATATTTGCTTCTTTCTGAGCTCATTTAGCGATATTCGTAGCGTTTGCGTAATATTTGGGCACGTTTCGAGGTCCGAAGTCTCATAAGGCACCACCAAATGCTCTGCCGGTATGAATTTAGACACCGCTCTGCCTAAATTTTCATCATAATACACTTTTTTAAACGTAGAACCGGCTAAAGGCAGGTAAAAAAGCATCTGATCGAGCTCTGGCGTGTACTCTTCCATCACATTTGTAATGTAATAGTTCATAAATTGGCGCACACGTTGCGATTGTTGCTGTTTATCACGTGTTTCGGCCCCTACTATCGTAGTTCTAACAGGACCCGAGGACGGAAGTAGCTCATTAAAGGCCTGTGCTTGAAATTGTGTCGCTGCTTCAGCCAAAAGAGGGTGGGTAACACCTGAAGAACCCCTAAAGGGCTGTGTTCTCTCTTCATAACTAAAACCTAACAGCTCTAAACCATCAGCATAAGCGTCTTCCCACTCCTGACGACCCGCTTTATTCGCATCAAACTCGCTTAAAAGCTCACCTGCAATACGACCAAGCTCTCTATCGGGCATTTCTTCGGCTAAATTTGCGTAAAAATCATCACTTGTACCTCTTTGGTCTGTTGGCTCAAAGTCTACAGTCACACCGCCATCGTCCTCGGCGGTAATCTCTATGTCCATGTTCTCCGCTTCAACATCCATATCCACCATCGCCGTGGGCTCCATGCTGCCGGGGACTTCTAACTCGACCTCTGCCTCTAAATCTTCCGGATCAAGTTGTGATGGTATACTTTTATCAATATCCATAGTGACTCCTTTTGGTTACCCTACCATAAACGGTTGATAAGCGCCAATACCTTTTGGACCCTTAAACATATCGCGTGCTATGTCTGATAATCCTGCGATACCGCCCTCCGCTTTCTTTTCTACTTTTTTGGGAAGTTTTATCGTATACGATAATAGTTGTTTACCGTCAACCATGGCGCCTTTTCTAAATGGTCTTGGGGTATCTAGTATTATTAACTCCTCTTCCGCAGGATTACCTACAAACTTAACATCCTCAATATCTACGTACTTTTCTGTAACTACTTTTTTTTGATCTTTTAATTTCTGTAATCCCGCCTGCTCCATCATGGCTAGTGTTTCTGGATCTTTTGTACCTAAAAGTTGTAGCTCGGTATAGTTCTCTACCCTTCTTACAGGGATTTTCCCAGAGGGAAATGTTCGCTCTAACATTCCTTTCATTACCTCTTCATACGCAGGATAAGCCTCATCTGTAATAGCGTCTATCAAAGCATCGCGATCATTATTGAAGGTATAACGGTTTAGTTTTTCTCCTAAATTTGGGAACTCTAAAAGAGCCCCCTCTTCATCCATAGCTTCAAATAAAGTATCTACCTTTTCTTGTGATGAAGGGTTTTTTATATATTTTAAAGAACTGGCAACAAAACTACGTTGATCTCCAATACCACGACCCTTGGGCACTTCTTTAAAGGGTATGTCCCCTGCGGCGGATTTAATTACATTTTTATAATTATCACCACCCTGCACCAAAACATTATCGTAACCCTGCATGGTTTCTGCAATCTTATTCATCTCATTTGGATTATTTAAAAAATCGTTAACTTTGTCTTTTGTCATTAATTGATTGTAATTTTCTATGGGAGTGTCGGCACGTATAAGTCCGTGTTTCGCGGACAATATAGCGACATCTACGTTTTCAGGCAGTCCTTCTTTTTTTATAGACTCAAAGATAGGTCCTAAATATCTGTCTAATGCTTTCATATTACCCACATCAGGGCACTTCTTATCCCCACAGGACACAATCAATAACTGCTTACCCTTCTTAGTCTCTGTTGGAAAAAGACTTGTTTGTTGGGGAACCATCTTTTTTATAATTTTTTCGGAGGGAAACATATTTAGACCAAACGCATCATTAAAAGCATTGGGGTCGGTTAAAAGATTTCTTGGCGGCGGATCACCAAAGTTGGGTATGCGGTTTGTGTATTTTCCGTCAAAAACACCAATACCGCTATCCTTAAACACTTTATCAAGTAAGGGTCCATACTCTTTTGACCGCAAAGGATCTCCTGCGCTGTCCCCATATTCTA